GACTGCGGGCCTATCTTTAATGTTTCCCAATCCATAACACTTGTAAATCCTTCCATCTTTGCACTTCTCATTTTAGTACAGTTAAAGGTAATAGCTTCATCTTCTGGTGACCATGTCTCTAATGTAAAGGCTGCATCTGCTGCATCGAGAATACCTTTCGCGAACCTTGCCTCACCTGTACTATCGGTTTGGTAAGGAGCAAACACAGGAATTTCATACTCCTGTGCAATACTTTTCAGAGTCTTACTTACTTCTATTTGCTCTGTCCAGTCATACTGTCCACTCTTTGAGGGAACATTGGAGCGTTTAACTTGATTTAGATAATCAACTACTATTACTCCATAATCTGTTTGTGATACTTTACTTTCTAACTCTTGTCGTATTCTAGATAAGCTAAGTACTGGGTCATATACTACATCAATCTGCTTGTCTTTATGTAAAGGTTTAGATTGTAGTTTTTTGTGAAACTCGTCAAAATCTCTTGTTTGTTTGAAGTCAGGCACTAATAAGTCTCCTCCTTCGAATCTTCCTGCCCACCAGTCTGCTACTCTATCCCACTCAACAGTTGTTAAGTTTCGTGTGGCTAATCTGGAGATAGGTATACGCGCACCTAAGGCACACATTCTTTGTAAAATAGAACGACTGTCCATTTCTATTGTAAAGTATAGTGAACTCTTTCCTTGTTCATAAACATTGTTTGCAATATTACAACAAGTTATAGACTTACCTGCACCTCTACGACCCCCAACTAGTATCAAGTCTCTTGGAGAGAATTTTAGTGATTGGTCATACTCGTCATTAAGACCTAATGGTAAGTATTTCTTAAGGTCTTTTTCTGAATCAAACAAAGGTATAGTTTGCATACTTTCTTCAGGAGCTTTAAGGTCGACTCTATCTCCTACATCTAAAACAATCTGTTGGATTGCTTCAACATTTTCTTCGGCTGAAGATATTGCTACAGTTTTGTCTATGAACTTATCTAATTCATCTAGTATTTCTACTTGTGTATACTCATTTTTTAGATACTCAAGCAGCACCCACGCGTCGATATCGACCTCGACAGCTTCGATTGCAAATACTTTTTCTTGTAGTTTTCTATCACGAATGGATAGTTTAAGGTCATCAAAAGAGGGGAGCGCACTGAAATTTTTTATGTGAGTATCTATGACCTTATGTAAGGACTGATACTCTGCACTAAGATAATTAACTCTTAGGTTTCCCCATGAGTCAAAGTCTTGTTGCGTGATTATTTGCTTCAACAGAGCTGAAGTTAAGTTCAATGTCTACCCTCCCAGATAAAAAAGAGCAGGAGATAATTCCCCTGCTCAAGATTTTAAGAAAGAATTAGCTAGATGCTTTTTCTTTTCTTGCAGCGCCATCATAATCAGCACAAGTTAACCCTCTACGAGTTAGCATTGTTTTAACGCCTCTTACAGTTTTGCCAATTTCGTCAGCGATAGCTTCAACAGTCATGCTGTCTAATTCACCAACTTCAGCTAAAGGGTCAGCTTTGCTAGAACCTTTAGTTTCTTTTTGCTTAGGTATAGCGTTAATATCGCCACTTCTAAGTAAGCTAAGAGCTTTTCCTCTGATAGAATTAACAGATTTGCCTAGGGCTTCTGCGATTTCTTCAACAAAAGACCCACCATTTACCATAGTAGTAAATGTTGCTTCCTCTTCGGGAGAGTAAGTTCTAACAGCTTCTGGCTTCTCAGCAGGTTTTACATGGCCAGTTAATTCCATTGATAGAATTTTGCCTTGTATTGATTTAGCAGAGAACTCTCCATTTTCGAATGAAGATGCGATGTCTGCATATGTGTATTGACCTGAGTTATCAGATACAAATTGTGATAAAGTAGCTTCTTGGTCTTCAGAGAATGTTCTGTTTGATACTGAAGATGCAAGCTCTACGTCGTGACCCATTTTTCTCAATTTTGAAGAGACACTTCTTGTAGAAGTTTCTAATTCAACAGCTGCGTCAGCAACCATAGCTTGAGAGATAGGTGATGTGTTTCCAACGAAGTCCACAAGTGTTTGTGTTCTTTCGTCTGTCCATTTTGGTAATGCCATTTTAGTTTCCTATATTTCTTTTAAGTTTGTTATTATTAATACGCCCTTATCTCGGGCTGCCTGTGTTTTAGCGGATTCTATACCACTTTCGTTTACTAAGATTGTAACATCTTTAGTCAAACTGCTTTTAACAAGATAGCCCATTGTTTCTAAATATTGTTTTGCGGCTGCTTTTGTTTTATAGCTTTTGAGTTTTCCTGTGATACAAACAACTCCTTTACTAGCATCATTACTTTCAATCTTTGTAAGCTGTTGCCATTTGAAGGGTAGTCTGTCATATCCATTGGTAAATTCTTCGAATAACCAATCTAGTAAATTCTCTGTAGCAGTTGGGCCAAGTCCTGCTTCTGCACAAGTATCTTCATTAATTTCGTCAATGTTTTTGACTACTGAACATATTTTGCGAGAGGCGGTATTGCCAATTAACTTTATAGAGAAAGCTGGTAGTAATTCAACTAAGTCTGCTAATTTACTATTTTCAATTTCTCTATGCAGTTTAACTGCTAATTTTTCGGATTGCAGTGCTTCAATCATTATTTCTAATGGAAGCTCATATAAATCATACAAATCTACGATTTGTAGTTTTTCTACTGTGCGAGGTCCGAGACCTTTGATTTTGAGAGTAGAAGCAAAATGCTCAATCTTTTTACTCGTCTTGCCTGGGCAATTAGAGTTATTACAATATAGCTGGTCTTTTACCCACCCAAGTTCTGTCATACAAGATGGACAGTGCGTTGGCGGAATTATTTGCTTCATGTGTTCTCTCTTAATTTCTATTTATATATTATAACAAAATTCAGTTTCTATGTCAAGATTTATTTTTTGGAAAGTCCTGAAGAATGAGGGAATCAATTTTGAAACACTCAGTATGACCTCCAAACTTAAACATTGGAACATATTTATCTTGCTTATACATTTCATGTAGGTACAGTTCATGTGCCCACACATTATAAAGTGTGCTGCTCCAGACCTTCTGAATACGAATATCGTATCCTCTGAAACCCCTGCTACGCTTTATAATATGCCGCCAATCTTTTCCACTAGCTATACCAACCTTAATGCACTCTCGCTCAAAAGTTTTTGTATTGACTAATACAATACCATAGAGCACACCCTCTCTATCCCGTTCTTCTCGGTTATTCTCGAAGTATGTTTCGTTGTATATACCTTTAGACAATGTAATTAAGTAGATTTCTAAGTAAAAGTATGAGTCCTGCTCCATTTAATACTATTAAAGCTCTATCATTCCACATAAAAGATACTATTAACCAAAGAAATATACCTACAACTGATAAAGATAAATCAATAAATTGATATCCTTCTATACCTCTCAAAGACATTGCCACTAATACAATTGCACTAGCTACCCATTTAATATACCAATCTTTAGTATATTTAGGAGTTGCTGACTTGAAAATACGAGTACTATTCTTTTGTTCTTCTTTACTAAATATTACTTCTTTTGTCATTAGTTAGCTCTTGATAGTATTCTAGGTATGATTTCTCCACTTCTTATAACTTCAACCAAACAACCTATTTCTAGATTAAGGTCTTCGATGTAACGCATATTATGTAGAGTTGCTCTACTAACTGTCGCTCCATCAATATCAATAGGTTCAAGAATAGCTACAGGAGCTACAACCCCTGACTTGCCTACATTCCATACAACATTAACTAATTTAGTTATAACTCCTTCATTACGCTGCTTGAGCGCATATGCACCTCGAGGGTGCTTAGAGGTATATCCTAAGGCATCAAAGTCCTTATAGTCATCTATACGAAAAACAAGTCCATCGTCAGGATATGCAGTCCAGTCATTAGACAGAACTGTATCAAATCCAAACGATTCTAAATAAGACATATCAATACTCCAGCACTCATTCCATGATTCTTGTACTCCATAAGCTATGAAGCGCAAATCTCTGCTGTTAAATTCTTCTACATCTTTAAGGTTGAGAGCACCCGCAGCATAATTCCGAGCGTTCTTGATAGTCTTGGGAGCAACTACTTCGCCAGTAATCTGAATCAGAAAACCTTTAAACTCGCCTAATGAATTAGGTACTAGAGATTTAACATTGTCTGTAATATCCAGACCACGCTTTCCATCTCCTCGAGTAAGGGCTTTGTGCAGTTGTCCCTCAACATAAAGCAATGATACAGCAGCTCCATCTAACTTAGGAGAAACAACTATCTCTCCCTTGTAATTACCGAAGGGCTGCTTATCAAGCTCATTAGAAAATATCTTCTGTAATGAATACATCTGAAACGCATGAGGAACTCTATTGTCTCTACTAGAGAAACCAACTTCATCATACTGAGCATATGTAGCTAGCTTATCAAATTGTTCATCTGACATCGTAGGTTTACCATTATAGTAATCTTCGGACGCTTGCTGTAGTATTGCTTTTATATTTTCCATTTATATATTATATCAAAAATCACAGGGAAAGTCAAGAATTAAATTCACGATAGGTAAATTTCATCCAAAATATCCTTGAAGTGTGTCTCTAAAATACTTTTACTCTCCGCTAGTGATAATATTTCAACTAGTCCCTCGAACAATCCTTTAGAATTATTAAAGTCTAGTTTCATTGCTATCCCGTCCTTTGATGGCTTGAAGTCACCATCGAAGTCAAGATAATACTTTCTTAGATGCAGATACTCTGTATCGTAAAAAGTATTTATAGTTAATTTGACTTGTTCCGTCCCCTCTTCATTTTCAGAGATTACTTTTTCATATAACTCAGGGGCTTCATGCAGCTTCATCGTTTGTTCCTAAGTATACTACTTAAAGGTTGTATACCAGTTACATTCTTAGGTTGCAATAAGCGATAACTGTCAGTATCCCAGCAAAACAGTAGAACTGAATCACCAGTTTCCTTAGCACGATTTTTCTTGCTTTGGATATACTTGTTATCGAAGTCTAGGGTACAAACATTATACTTAAGTTTTCTACTGTTTGTTGACCTATAAGTTATGATTGCGTCGCCACAATCGGAAACAGTTCTTATGAACTCTTCTTTTTTCACTATAATACTCCATTACTATTAAGAAAACTCTTTCTACCTAGTAATGGATTAGTATTAGTTGTTGATGTTGTTGACTATACCTGTGAAGTAAACAGAAGCTTTACCAGTCAATTTGTCGATAATATCTGCATCGACTTCTTGTCCTGCGTCAGTTAAAGCCTTAGTTAGGGCTTCAGCTGCATCAGCTTTACTTACTCTAGCTGTACCACCACCTGAAGATTTTGCACTTCCAGCAGCAGGAGCTTTTTTCACATAAACGCCAGCTTTAGTTAAAATCATTCTGACTCCATTAGGGCTTTCACCTAACTGTTCAGCAATTTCTTTAACAATCTCCATACTTGTTTCTGGAGTTGGTTCTGCGTCGGTATAAAGTTCAACGGCTTCAGCTTTTGATTCGTCTGTCCAAGCCATTCTTCTTCTCCTTTTATGTCTGAGATATTCGGGTAGGCCTGGTGCCCAACCTGTCGCGTCTCTCATTTGGTTATAATATCTATCACTCATTAATATATATTATACAGAAAAATGAGTGCGATGTCAAGAACTATTTTTTGTTAAGTATAACTTAAGCTTTTAATATAGTCCAACTTTTCTTGAGCGTTTGCAGCTATTTCAATCTGCTCGTCTATTGCTCCTACGATGTCAGGGTGTTCCCCGA